AAGAATGGCAATAGCAGAGACTTTCGCCTCTGTTGACGCATCTGAAAGGATGACTTTTTTAAGATTCATTGCTCACCAATGATGCTTTTTAAGAAATCATTGTCCTTTTGGGACTGATTTTGCTTGTCCATCATCTGCATTTCAACAATCTTTGCCTTGTTATTGATGTCAGATTCTTTGAGCATTAGTTCAGCAATCTTGACTCGCTTATCAAACTCCCTTGCTGCGGCATCATCTTGATTAGGTAAGTTTTTAGTGGTTGCGCCAAGCACTTTTGCTTGAATCTCTTGGGGCATCAACTGTGCCTCCATCGACAACTTCACAGCATTTGCCTTGTTTTCTTCAGCCTGAGTGGTATTGACAGCAATTTGAGCCTGTGCTGCTTGCATAGCCAACTGCGCTTGCATTTGCTCCATCTCTTGAGCTTGTGGGTTAGGCTTACTCATCTCATCCAAAGCCGCAATCAACTCAAAACGGTTGGTCAGACTAGAGTTAGCCAAAATGCCCTTCAAGATGATTGGCAAAATAGGTGTATTTGGGCCAAGAGTCTGCAACAAACCGATGAATAGCTGTTGCTCATACTCACGAGCAATGATGCCCAAGGTGGCAGTTGGCACAAAGTTCATGTCCACAGAAGGATAACGCTCTGGGTCAAACTGCATATAGCGGAAAGCCGCCTTCTTGATGAATGGAATCAAGAAATCTTCTTGGAAGTTCACCAATGTGCGCTTGTACTTCTTGATGATGGAAGCAACAGCCATTGACATACCGCCTTGACCACCATCACGAGAGACGTTACTAACCATGCCCTGTGAGTCAAGAGTGCCAGTAGCTTGCAACAGCATTCTTTCAAAATCTTTTGCAGTTGCCAAGTTGTTGGGGTCACTCTGACCAAACTTGAATGGATACAAAATCTCGCTAGGTGCGCCATTTGTCAGGATTGCCTTGCCTGGCTTGATCTCAAACTTCATGCCACGAGGCAAACGAGTTGCATCCATCGCAATCATGGGGCTAGTGGTCAATGCCAGTGAATCCAAGTGGCTACGAGTCTGGGCATCAATAGCTTTTTGCATATTGAATGCCTTCTCAACCGTACCCCGACCCAACAAACGGTTAGGAATCGTGTCATCTTGATAGCTCAAGACTGGACGATCTTTCATCATGTAGGGGTTTTCTTCGGCTTTTAGCAACAAACCATCGTTGGCAATAACCACAATGGCCTCAACCATGTCTGTATAGTCTTCAGCTACTGAATTCTCAGGGAACAACTCGACAATATCTTTGTTTTCTTCTAAGTTGTTCAGGTATTCACGAGGAACAAGACCGTAATAGGTCAGCAAAAGTACCTTTTCGTCCTGATACTGGCTAACTTCCTGAGTTGGCTCAAGATCGGTATCTTCATAGGTCGGCGTGATATCTACTTTGCGGTAGATTCCACGTTCAATACCCTCAACAACCTTGTGAATCGAGACATATTTCTCAATAGCCACACCCATACAGTCATCAATGGATGTGCCATTAGGGTCAAACAAGAAGTTCTTAGGGTTGACAGGCATGATTTTGACCGCAATCCTGTCACGCTCAGTCACGCCAATAGCGGCTTGACCCATCTGTCCAGGGATTGCTTGAGTCGTTGGGACATATTCCTTCTCAGTCTTGACGATAATCTCGCCAATGCCTGTTCCATAGATTTCAGCCATCAACTCGATCTGGTCGATAGATTTTCTGATTTTGTCTTTCTTGAAGTCTTCCATCAGTTGAGACTTAATCAACTCGACATCAATGGGGTTGCCGCCAATATCTTGGATATTGTCTTCAATGTCGAAGAAGTCGCCTTGACCAAAGATAGCTTCCATGATCTCAGCATGGCGGGTTTCTACGGCTTGTTGGGTAGCGGGGGTAACGATGCGGCTACGCTCTGATTCACGAGTCTTGTCTTCAGAAGCCCATTGACCACGGAAGATGCGCTCGTATTCCAGCCAATCGGGGAGGAAGTTGACATCACGGTAATCACGCCACCTTTGGCAGTGGTCAACAACAAATCCTGTCAATTCTTTATCTGCCTCTGTTGGCTGATAAAACTCGTTCTGTTCTAACTTGTCTGTTGCCATAGTGTTACCTTATAGATGAACCGATTGTATTTCCAAAGGGGTCAGATTCTTTTGTAAGCAAGTTCTCAAATTGCGGCATCAATTGGTAACCGCCTTGAGGTGTTGGGTATGTCAATTCTCTAACGTCAAAAACCTCTGACAGAAATTCACCTTTATCGCCACGGCCTTTGCTATAACCAAGAACAGCATCATGTCCAGCATTTCGAACAGCATTGCCAACAATGTTTTCTTGTACAGCATAAGGCAATGTGTTGCCAGCCTTGCTGTTGATAACGATGTTATATGCCATGTTATAGGCATCATCAGAGTCTAAGCCGTTATATTTTTCTAATATGCCTTGAATGGCCTCAACTTTTTGAGATTGATTTGAGTTGTAGTTGTATGACTTTAAAACATCATTCCTCATTGCCTCATACGCACCCTTGCCAGCTAAGAGATCGTATGCGACTTCTGGGGCTTTCCCGCCAGTAGCACCTTTTACAAACAAAGGATTTTTGTATAGTGTTTGGCCTTCAATTGGCTCAACTCCACCATATCCAGTTTTACCTTTGTAATTTTTTAAATTAGCAGATTGTCCTTCTGGCAAATAGAAAACGCCAGTTCTTACAGACTCAGCCCCAGATTGATCTGGAGATTGCCTCCTTACCAAATTCAACAACAAACCTTCATCTGTAATCTGTGCAGATGGTTCGTTTTTGATTGCGGTAATGAATTCTTGGCTTGTTGGCAAGTTAACTGGAATATCAATTTGTCTTGCAACATCAACAGGCACAATGGATTTTGGCTGTGGCGTAATTTGTCCCAAGATTGTTCTTGTAGGCTGACCAGTCATGGCGGCATTGATCTCCTCACCCGCCATGCGTCCGACTGCTCTACCTGTACGACCAGCCATCACAGCGGCTGGCTTAACAAAGGGCGCAACAGTCATTGCCGCATTAATCGTTTCTTCTCTAGGGCGCAATGTCATGCCAGAGCCAGTGAACAATGAATCTCCATAGGATGCACGTTCAAGAGTTTGTGGTATTCCAGTTCCATACAAAAACTGAGCAGTCCCTTGCATTTGCTGAGTCCTCTCAGGCGCACTCATGTATTGCAAAGGCAGATTAACAATATCAGAGAACAACCCCAGTATGGTGCTTCTTGGTGTCGGCTTCATCTGATCTGCCATTTAAACCCCGCTAATGATGTCGATTGGTTGCCACTCGTCTTCATCATCTGCCTCAAAGTATGAGGTTACAGATAACTGATCTATATAACTTAAAGAGTCAGGTAGATCGTCCTGAACTCCCTGAGATGGAAACATCAACAGTTGATCTAGGAACTCTGTCCAGTCCTCATCCTTATTAAGCACGATTCTGCCATGCTCAAACCTTCCCTGCAATGCCCAAATGATACGGTCTGACTTCTTCTTGTTCCCATGCGTCAAATCCACAATATGAGCATATATGTTGGATTTTCGCATTAAATCCGACAAATAGGGAAGCACCGCATTCTTTAACGCACCACGCTCAATCCCAATGCTCATAGGCTTGTAGTCACGAATCGCCATCAGGATATTAACCGCAGTCGTGCGAATATCCCACCGACCATGAAGAATCTTCTCTACATACCACTTGCCATCATCAGTGACCTTCACTATAGATATAGCAGTCTGGTCTAACCGCTTCTTGGAGTTAGCCGCTTGTTTGGCAACCTCCTCAAATCCAGCCAAGTCAACAGCCACGAAGTAAGAACCCATATCAGGGATTTCCCCATATCTCACCCATTCTTCCTTGAAGACATCAGAGCCAGCATTGTCAAAACTCGCCATGTATTCCTGTTTGAACGCAAAGCTAGATAGCGTCTTCTTAGCCGACTCAATCTCAGCCTCGTCAATCAAAGGGTTGTCCTTGGTCGTGAAATGCCACGACTTCCAGTCCTCATCCTCCCCCTCCTGACCCAAGTTGTACAGATCATAGAACCAGTTGCGACCCTTGGGTGTACCAATAAACATGGCACGACCCTTCTTGTCGGACAAGCTGGCTCTGATAACCTGCTCCCAAGTCTCAGGCTTAATGTCTGCCACCTCGTCTAGTACGGCGTAAGTCAAAGACACACCCCGCAAGGTGTCAGGACGGTCAGAACCCCGAACATATATCTTTGCACCGTTAATCAAAGTCACTTCCATGTTGTTCACATGGCTCGACTGGATAATCTCCCGACCCACATCCAACAGGACATCCCAGACAATCTGACGAGCCTGGCCTTGGGTCGGCGCAACGTAAAGCACCGCACTGCCAGCGGGACAGCTCAACCCCTCAATCAGTAAGGTAGTGACGGCAAGGCGTGACTTACCGCACCGCCGACCAGCCACCACAACCTTGAACCTCGTTTTGTCGGCGTAGACTTCTTGTTGCCACGGCAATAGCGCAAAGTTCAGATCAGCCATTCTTAGCCTCAATATCTTCTATATCTTCAGGCTCAATTGTCGTTGTGGCGACAGTAGGTGCGCCAATGCCAGTAATAGTGATGTTGACTGCACTCCTCTGGCTCTTATCCTTCTCAAACATAGAAACAGGCAGTGTCCTGTCTACGCACATTTTGATAGCTGCCATCTGTGCGGGGTGGTTGTCATTCAACGCAATGGAAATCATCTTCTCCACCACATCCTTCCCACTCGACTTGATAAGCATATCCTTCAACTCTTTTAGCCTCTGGTGGTCAGTCTTAGGCAAGGCCAAGGCGGGATTCCTAGCGTACTCCTGTATCTGCCGCTTTAGGCCAAATGTACCTTTGGGTCTACCAGCCTTCTTTTTGGTTGGCTCTGGCTGTTCATCCTGAATCTCGTCAATGTGTTCTATGTTCACGATTGTCCTTGTCGTTGTGGGCGTGATGTTGGGGGATTATGGCTTTTTTTCATTTCCTATGGTAGATTTCTCTTGCTGGCGCAAAGTAACCAAGTTAGCTCCTTCTGGATTGTCTAATTACCCACTTGGAACTCCCTGCGTCCAGCAACCCCCTTTTTTTCGTAGTGGAGAGTGGTCTTGTCGGCCCTTTTCGTAGTTTTACTTTTTTCGGTGAGTCGGCGGCTCCCACAACTATCACAGCCGAGCCGACCCCCCTCCCCCCCATCCGAAAAATCGACCAGTTATCCACAGGCACTTGTGGATAGTGTGGATAACATCTGCAAGTCGTTGATTCTATTGATGTTTTTCTGTACGCTTACAAACGGCTGACATATCTGGCTTTATACAATGTCCATTATGTTTACTCAAAATATCTGAAAGCATTAACCGCAATACCCGAATGAAACGCAATCTGTAACCAATCTGCAAGATTGTGCATAACTTCGCCGATTGCCTGTGGATAACTCCGAATCGGCGGGTCGGCGGCTGGCGGGAGGCAGAGAGTGAAAGAGGTGGAGGGTGCTTTTTCGGGGTACTAACCAAACTTTTAGTCATAAGACTTTTAAGTAGTAACAGATTGATTTGTTAGACATTTCAATTATTAAAAGATACAAGACTCAAAGCATCCAGATAATCCGCAAGCCAATGCCATTTAAACGCCACCAAAGGGGTCAGGAACGCCATCAATAGCGTCTTGCATGGTGTAGGTTACGTCAACGCTTTCAAGCGGCATAAACGGCCTGTAACCCAAACTCCAAACATGGACGTAAACCCGCTGAAGTTCCAGCCAGCCTTCGGTAATGTTTCCCTCACCAGCTTGAAGTAACAGCACCAACTCCTCTGGCGTTAACTTGCGCTGGAAGTACTTGGTATCTCTCTTGGTCGGCCTCGCCATCAATCCTCTCCAATCTTCCGATACTTCGGCACATACTCGCCGCCACCTTCAAAGGCGTGAAGGTCATCAGCCAAGTCCTCAAACCCTGAACCTTTGCCAAACCCTTCACCAGCCTTAAAGCTGATGACCTTGGCTGTAGGGTCAAAGGCTTTAACCTTGATGATGTCCTGAACGATCTCCTCATTCAAGAACACTTCCATCTCCTCCATACTCCAGATGGTCAGGTCTTTGCGTTTGTTCTGTAAGTTGACCGCATCGTTGACTGTCTGACAAACCGCCATGCGGATACCCTTTTGGTTCACCCACTCCACAAACCTAATTGGCGGGTTCGGGTCAACCTCATTATCTGCAGCCCACTTCTCCAGTGCGTCATATCCCTTAATCATCCCTTGGACAGTCCGACCCAATCTCTCAATATCCTGAAAGTCCAACGAGTCCCAAACTCTACCCATCTGACCCCAAAACTTCGTCCTAAACTCACTGTCAACTAAAGTAATCAATCGGTCAACACCCCATTTTTCCTCATGTTGCACCTTGCGCTTGTCCAACTCAACCAAAATCGAGTTCGACGCAATCTCAAAATCTGTTGCCTTGCGCTTTGGCACTTGAACATCCGGAACTTCCTTGCGTGACAATTTACGAACCATTTTTAACCTCTACAAAAAAAACAGACAACAGACAAACCGACAGTGGACAAACCTCTTGTTCATAGACAAGAGGTGGTTTGTCCACATAAACTCGGACAGACAATTTGGACATTTGTCCGGTTTGTCCGGTTTGTCCAGTGTATAAACATACAGTAGTGTCATGAACCAAACCTCTCAGAATCAGCCTTCAACCAGACAAAGCCAGACCCTATGACAATCTTTTTAGCGTCCACAAGTCTCTCTCTGGCTCGTGTCCAAGCCTTCTGAAACGCCGCTTTATCGTCATCAGTGCAACCCTTCATAGACCAGAATTCACCCTTCCAGTCCTCCAAAGTCACTCCATAGCGTGTAGTACCATCTACTTCACGATATGATGCTTTAGCCTTAATCACTTTCATCAAAGAATCCATCTCCAAACGCTGATTTCCACCGCTACCAGCATTGTTTTTAGCGTTCTTCTTTGTGTTCTGCACGATCTCAGTGTTGGCCTGAACAGCCAGTGAGGTGACTGATTCAAACCCCAAGGCTGACGTTGAGACATCAATTGCCACGACATCAAAGCCAATTGCAATGTCATCAGAGCCATCCTTTTGCTTGGTCACGGTAATAGTGCCTGAACCTCTAACTGATGGGTCACCAGTGTTGATGACCGAATCTAGGCGGTTAATCTCAAGTTCAGTGTCCACGGCTCCTAGCAAACTGGAGTGGCCTCTAAGACCCTTAGTGACATCTTTCCCACTATGGTGGATGACTAACAAGGCACAGTCGTAGAAAGCCTGAAGTTTCCCTGCTTGGGTGATGAAGCCGCCCATATCTTCTGAGGAGTTCTCGTTAAAGCCACCACCTGACATCCTCATCAGCGTATCTAGGACGATCATTACAAGTGGTTGTCCAATTTCCTCAAGTAAGTCGTTGATTGCGCTAATTAAATTGTCAAAGTCTTCTTGTGATGATCTAAGGTTAATCTGCGCCCTGATGACGTACAAGGGCGCACCATCTGGACTGTCATTCTTGATCTTGCAGGCCTTAATCCTTGCGCCTAAACCTCCATGACCTTCACCTGCGATGTATAAGACCACACCTGACTGCTTAACGGCCTTACCCATCCAGTCACGACCTGTAGCTACTGCTTCGGCCATATCAAGGGCAATGAATGACTTGTATGAAGCTGGTGGTGCATACAAGGCTACAAATGCCTTCTTTGGGATGATGTCCTCAATCAGCCACTCTACTGGCTCATCCTTAATGGAATCCCAAGACTCGACCAGAAACCGTGATTTTTGGGTAGATTCAGATTGAGATGCTTCAGATTCAGGGACATCTAACTTCAATCTTTGCGGCAACCAGACATCATCTACCGACTTGATGACCGCACAGGCTCTAGCCCTTGAAGCCAATGTTTCCCTGTCACCTCCATACTTTGTGACCCACTCAAAGGCATCCTCTTTCGGGTGTTTGAGTTCTAAATCCAACACCCTGATGCTCTTTGCGACTGGTAGCAGTGCCTCCACCACTTTGGTAGCGTAACTCCAGCCTGAAACATCGTTGTCAGGCACGATTACCACGTTTGCACCTGTGAAGTATTGATTCAGTTCAGGACTCCAATTGCCTGAACCAGCGTGACTTGTTGTGGCTACAACTCCCAAACTGCCCAAGGCATCTGCCGCCTTCTCACCCTCCACGATGTAAACAACCCGACCAGCGGCTGTTGCCTGTTGCAGATCGGGTAGCTTGTAGGGGACAATTCTGCAATCTCCTAATTTGCCAACCCTTGTGTTATCAGGCATGACTCTCAGGGTCTTATATGTCTTGCCTTTAGAGTCATTGGTCTTAAATCTTTGCTTCACGAACAGGGAGACACCATCTTCATCTGTGTAATGCCACTCCTGTTGGAATGTCGGTGTCTGGATGTAGGGTAGCGGCTTGATGCTTGATAGGTATTCGGGTCTATCTTGTTGGGGTAGGGCAGGGAGGAGTCCCATGTCCTTGATGGTGTTGAAGACGGTGTGCTGATCGCATCCACCGTGGCATTTAAAGAGGTAGTTGCCATCACTTGATTCTGTGATGGATAGGCTTGGATGCTTGTCGCCGTTGCCTTGACCGTGTGAAGGTACAGGGCAACTTGCTAAGTAACCATTCCCTACTTTCTTGGCGTTTCCAAGCGTAGTGGCTAATTCTTGTGCTGACATTTATGGCGTTTCCAATTGAGGGGACAAAAAAACCAGAGTCTCCCCCGAAACTCTGGTGCTGTGAGGTGGTCAGTGATTAGCTGAACATCTCGTCATCACTGATTGGTGATGGTGCTGGCTTGGCAACTGGTGTAGGTGCTGGCTTTGATACTGGTGCTGGCGCTGAGAACTCAGGCTCTGCACCTCCACCGTCTGCCAATGCAGGGGGACGAGCTACCCAACCTGTGATTTCAAAGATTGGCACTCGTGTGCTTCCCTTACCAACTTTTTCGGGGCGTGAACCCTTGTATTCCACGACTGGCAATTTACCAGCATTGGCTGCGGCTTGTGATTCTGCCTGCTTGTACAAAGCTTCAAGTCCCATGTTTGAGCCTGCACCATTTGCGCTCCACTCTGCAACACCTATCTCTTTGTTGTAGAACGTGACCTTGAAGCCACGTTTGTGTTCAGGTGATGGTTGTGCGCCTTTACGACCCAACGAGTCATCAGCCACGAATTCAAAGACACCAGTTGCAATGTGCATCCAACCTGTTTGGATGTTCTCAATGTCGAACACGAATTTTCCAAGATTGAATTCACCATCTTGGTTTGACCATGCGTTTGCTTGTGGGCTGAATCGGATGTAATTACCGTTACCGCCGCCTGAGAGATTTAAGTTCATTTGAAGTTTCCTGTTTAAAGTTTAAAAAATGTGATTTGCATCACGTTGGGGGATTCGGGGGGTCGATTATTGAGTCAAACCTTTGTCTCTTGCAAGCGTTAATCCACTAGATATGCGGGAAGTTAACGGTTCAATAGATTGCTTCAAGTCTTTCGGTAACAGTTTCTCTGCCGCCGCAGGGGTGATGAGTTCTTGCTTGACGATCTGATCTATGGTGAGGCCACAAGCTAGGAGTGCAGGGACAACATCTGATTCTTTTGTCCATGAACGCAATGCTCTCTTAGGAGTGAGTTGCCATCCATCAATGACAGCACCTGATTCCATGCGTTTTAAGGCGTGATCTCTCACAGCCTTGATGTAGTCCTCAACCATATCGAATTGCGCCAGCAAGACGCTAATCTGTTGCTCTGTCAGCACTGATATTGGTGGCGCAGATGCAACCACTTCAACAATCTGTTGCTGTGCAGGGCAGATAGTTTTTGCGGGGCAATACTGACAGGCTGAATCCGATGGTGTTGGTGGGTATGCAGGGTTCAAGGCATTCTCAATAGCTGGCGCAAGAACATAGTGTTCCCAATCAACCAACTCCTGAATCGTCATCGAGTGCTTACGCAACTCACCATGATGAGGCTGAATAATCCACAGTTCCACGGTCGAGATGTCCCGAAACAAGTTATGCAAATTCAGGGCTGACAAGGCATAGAGCTTGAGTTGTTCACTGTCAGCATCAACGTAGCCACGACCAGTTTTCAAGTCAGCGATGATGAGTTTGCGCTTCTCTTTGCTGATGCCAATCACATCAGTCGTGCCACCTACCTTGCAAACTTGTGTGTCCTGATAGGGGATGAATGCTTCAACCTGAACACTACCAGCACCTAACTCATCTTCTATCTTCCAGATAGCTTTGAGATGCTCAAGAGCAAACTCACAGTTCTCCTCTGTCATGGTGATGCCTTCAAAGACTTGGCCTTCAAACTTTGTAGGGTCTAGGTCACCTTTGAAGCAGTGTTCTGCCAGTGAGTGAATTGCAGTTCCTATCTTCGCCGCTTCGCCACCTTCCACATAGGGCATTTGGGCTGACAACTTGGCAGAGGCGGGACAGGCTATCCAGCGGGATGATGCTGATGCTCTAAGGTTCAGTTGTTTTGTTGCCATGTGTCTCTCTCAATGTGATGGTTGTTAATTAGAAGTTGGTAGGCGAGTTGCCTTGTTTCGTTTGATACAGCGTGACCCAAGTCTTCAGGGTCTAGGATTCTTTTGAGGAACACAACTGTTGATTGGTTTTGCTTGCGTTCTTGCTCTAGCTGAACAGACAACCAAACAATGTGGTCACGCATCACTTGACGTTCTTTATCATCCATTTGCGACTCCAAAAGCGGCGATCAGTGCGGCATCTGCTCTGCCATCGTCCTTGACACGTTTGAACATTTGCGCCTGTTCAGGGAACAAGTCCATTGCTCTTGCCCTTGAACCGTCCTTGCCACCAGTTACAGCCATACGCTTTTGCCATGTTTGCGGGGTGATGAGGGTGGTCTTGATCTTCATGGTTGTGAGGACTCCTTCGACAACGCCAAGAGAACGACCAAAAGAGAATACAGATGTGACTCCCTGACCCGCCATAGCAAAGACCTTCTCTACAAAGGCATCTGTAGGGTCAAAGTCCTTAACAATCTGCACCAACTCAGGCACTGACACCTGACGCTTGGCTTTGCCATTACGGTCTAGGGTGACTGTTGGCATATCTACAACACTAATCAGTTCACCATCTACCACAAGGGCGATAGCACCATTCAATCCAACATCAATACCCAAGGTGCGCTTAGTCATTTTGACCCCCTTGTAGGGCTTGTAATCGGCTCTGGATGAGGGAATCTACCGATTCTTCTAGCCGTTTGATGGAAGTTACCAGTGGTATGGTCTTTCCAGTGGCGTAACGGCTGACCTGAGAGGGGTCGAGGCCAGCATGACGAGCAACATCTGTAATGGTGAAGCCAGCCTTTTCAGCCTTTTCCCTAATGGAATCAATAAGTTGCATGGTTTGTGTGTTCATAGGGCTGGATTCTAGAGGACTTTGGATTGATTAGTCAAGTGCTAATTGATTTAATAACCCACTGGAGTGTGTGGGATTAAATGGGTGGGGGTTGACTAGGTAGTCAACTCTGATATGATTCACCCATCAGCAAGCAACTCAAGGAGTAAACAAATGACAAGTCTTTCAATCGCACAAGTCGGTGACAAGCAAGATAGAACTTATCGCATTGCGATTGCTAACAAGCCTCAAGTTTTTACCGTGAAAGGTGTTGGCAAGAGTTTTATGTTGTTTGACGGTGAACAACTTGTTCAGAGCTTTAAAACCTTGACCAAGTGCTGTGACTACATCAAAGAATCTGCAACCGCTTAATCAACCCAAGGAGGCTTCGGCCTCCACTTTCAACCTAACAGGAGAATTGAAATGACCAAAAGTGAAATTTATAAAGTTCGCAATCAAATTCACAGCGCAATGACATTTGCGAACAACAACAAAGTTACATATAGCCCGCTGATTCGGATGGAGTGGAAAAAGTATGGCTATATACCAGTTCCAGCTAGGAATGCTACCTAATCAACCAACAGGAGGCCACGGCCTCCATCTTTAAGGACAACCCCATGCCACTAGATGAATCAGACCTTGACTGCATGAAAGCGGAGGACTTTTACCGCCGCCGCTACCAGTCAAACATTGCGGCTCACCCAGATTGCCGTGACCCTGCCCATGATGGCTGTGAACTTTGTGAAGATGAGGAGAATGATGATGAATGAGAAACTTCTTGATGTCCTAGCGGCCATCGCTATCGGTATCGGCTTTGCTGTTCTTTTGGTTGCATGGTGGTCATCATGACTGAACTCCAAGACTTCTGCCAAGAAGCCAGAACAATGGAAGAACTCGTAGAGGCTGGCTTTAAGCCTCACAGCGTCTATAACGCTGTCAAGCGTAAGGAACTCATCAACACCAAGGCTACAGACGATTGGGGGCGCAAGATCAAGACTAAGGGCTTGTTCCTGTCAACAGTCACCATTGCGCCTATGAACTTCACCGCCTTGCAATCTGCATGGCATCAACCACAAGGAATAACAGCATGAGTATGCAAGCAGAAATTCAAGAGTTGGTCAATCGGATTGCGCCATCCAAGGACATTGCCGGTGGCTTCATGTCTCGAAATGACATCATCCAACTCATCACCAAGGTGGCTGATGATGCTGCCTTGATCGGGTGGGCAAAGGGTGAGTCCATGAGCCGCAAGCGCCTGGACAAGAAAGTCATCAATCTTGAGCAAGAGGTGGAGATTTTGAAAGACAGAATCAAAGACCTTGAGCTTGAACTGATCGCCTCGACAAAATGAAAGTCTGGAATGCAATTATGGTTGCGGTGCTTTGTGCATTGGCATTGATGTTTTTTGATTCAAAAGAAATGGAGAAACCAAATGATAGAAACAGTACTCTACGTCTTCTTAGCAGGGATTTTCGGCTCAATATTGGGAGTATCCGTGTGTATCGGGTTTGCGTTGTACCTAGTAAATCGGGACGAGCGGGAAGAAAGATAGTGAAATGCCCTGTTTGTGACCAGTGGGTTAGCGTCCTTGAAACCAGAAGCAGAGACAACAACGAAACGTATAGACGCTATCGTTGCGCTAATGAACACCGATTTGTGACTCATGAAAAGGTAGAACGAGTCATTCTTGTAACTCAAAGGAAGAAAAATGACCGAATCATTGAACCGAAAACGCCAGATTGAGGAACTCAAGCTGATTGATATTGAGTCACTTAACCCATACCGTAGCCAAGTGATTGAAGAAGTCGCACAAGCCATCCTAAAGATGGAAGGGTTTGGCAAAGACACATTGCACAGCTTTGCGATTTTTATCAGGGGTTTGAAATGACACAAGTTGAAATCATTGAGATGGCTAGACAGGCAGGCATGTCAATTCGTAGTAATTGGGCAGAGCAAGAACTTGAAGCCTTTGCCAAACTGGTAGAAGAAAAAGCAATAAAAGAAACCAAGGCAAGAACCTATGCTTCTTGGACATTGATGTGCAAAAAGATGGTTGCGCTTGAACGTGAGGACATCATTCAAATCATCAAAGAAACACCATTCAGCAATTGGTTTCAAGCTGATGTGATTGAAGACATCAGAGCCAGAGGAGAACAAGCATGATTGAAGTATTTAAACAGGCGCTTGATGCGTTGGAAGATTTTGTAGACGTTATCAAGTACGACAATGAACAAGATGACATTGGGCGCAGGGCTTGTTGCGATGTGCTTTCTTACAATCCGCACTCTGAAAGCTGCAAAGCAATAAAGTCTATCG